ACAAGACGCTCTAAGAGCCAGATACGCCCATAGCCCCCACCGGTTATCCCCCCATACCCGTTCCAACATTAGAAACTTTTTAGCAAGGACACCCCGACCTCACTTTCGTGTGCGTATCCGCAGTTCAAAACCTCCGACTTTGGTAGGCTTTGACTATGCCTAATCCACCGAAGCCAGCCGAGTTAAAAATCTTGCAGGGTAATCCTGGCAAGCGAGCGCTCAGAGCCAATGACGGAATCGCCCCTTTGGAGTACGGTTACATCGAACCGCACCGACCTCTTGGCCCAATTGGTAAGCAATTCTGGGATTCTATTTTTGGGGCTGGCGAGTTATGGATTTCTATCAAGACTGACACCGCTTTGGTGCAGATGCTTTGTGAGTCTTATGACCGTCGCGAACGGTTGCGTGAATTATGGGAACAAGACCCTACCGATCGCCCTGTGAACATGAGCCTTATCGAGATTGAGAAGCAGATTATCTCTGGGCTGTCGTTGCTTGGCTTTAGTCCGGCTGACCGTACTCGTTTAGGTTTGGTAAGCGCTAAGACTAAGAGCAAGCTCGAGGAGTTGCTGGCGAAGAAGAATGACCGCAACTAAAGCGTGGCCGCCTAAATGGCTAACCCCTATCCCTGACGGTGCGACGAACCGAGGCGATGGGGATTTGGCTTCGGACTTTGCCGAGCTGTTTGGCTCGATTGGTAAAGATGGCATTGCTGGCAATCGTGGCACGAACCTTGAGTTTAGGGATTGGCAACGCGAACTAACTCGCGCGGTTTACGCTCGTGATGAAAACGGCGACCTATGTTTTCAGACAATTCTTATTGGCGAACCCCGTAAAAATGGCAAGAGCGCCTGGGCTTCGGCTGCCGTGGCTATCTTCAAATTGTTTGCCGAGGGCGTGAATGGTGCAGAAATCGTTATCGCTGCTGCTGAAAAAGAACAGGCTCGCATCATTTTCGAGGAGTGCAAGCGCATGATTGTGGACAGCGAACTTGGCGAAATGTGTACCGTTTACAAAGACAGCGTTTTTGTACCTGGTTCGGGCAATGTTCTAAAGGTCGTTTCAGCCGAGGCTTACTCTAAAGAGGGCTACAACCCTAGTTGCGTAATCATTGACGAGCTTCACGCACACCGTGACCGCGCGCTATTCGATGTATTCTCGCTGGCGATGGGTAACCGTGGCAAGATTGCCCAACTGTATTGCGTGACTACTGCCGGCACTCGCACCGACTCAACAGGCAACGACTCAATCGCTTATAGCCTTTATCAGTATGGCAAGCAAGTGGCGCTTGGTGAAGTTGTAGACCCAACCTTTTTCATGGCTTGGTGGGAAGCCGATGAAGACGCAGATCATCGTTTGCCTGAAACTTGGGCTAGTTGTAACCCTGGCTTTGATGACCTTGTTAGCGAGGCTGACTTTGCTAGTGCGGTGCGCCGAACCCCCGAAGCCGAGTTCCGAACTAAGCGCCTAAACCAATGGGTAAACAGCAAGATGGCTTGGTTGCCTGCTGGTATCTGGGATGGGCTTGCCGAGGATTGGGAACTCACGCCAGATGATGAGTATGTTTTAGGCTTCGACGGTTCTTGGTCGGGTGACTCGACCTCTATCGTTGCGGTTGCTATGCCTCTCGAAGAAGGCGGCGCTTACCGCGTCAAGCGCGTGGCATCGTGGGAAAAGAACTTTGCAATTGACGATGACTCTTGGCGAGTTAGCAAAGATGAAGTAACGGCTTGGCTATTTGACTTTTATCAACAGTTCCCTCGGATGCGTGAGATGGCCTGTGACCCGTCTTATTGGCACGATGAGTTGTTGATGTGGGCAGAGTCGGGTATTCCCGTTGTGATGTATCGCAACAGCCCTGAGCGTACTGTGCCAGCCACGGGTAAGTTGTTCGATGCGATTATGAATGGCAAGTTTATTCACGATGGTGACCCTGCCCTCGCTCGACACATTGACAACTGTGTGTTGAAGATTGACCCTCGCGGTGCGCGTATTACTAAGGATTACAAGCAACCAAAACTCAAAGTGGACAACGCTATTGCCCTTATGATGGCGTATGACCGAGCATCGGCTAGAATGGATGAGGAAGTAGTTCCTCAGTTTTTTGCATAGGCAGGGTTTAGATGGCAAACTTTTTTGACAGGTTCAAGCGTGAAGACCGCGCCATTTCGTTCCAGACCGTTTGGGGTGCTGGCGGTGATGTCGTTACTGGCAACTATTCAGACACAATCGTGAACGCTAAAACCGCGTTTAGCCTTATCCCTGTCTTTAGCGCAATCAGCCTAATTTCAGACACCATCTCGACTTTGCCTGTAGATGCGTTCCAGCGCGTAGACGGCAACCGTAAGCCTTACCGCCCAAAGCCTAGCTGGGTTGATCAGCCAGATGTAGACCAAACTCGCCAAGGTCACTATCAGTCTGTTTTGGTTTCGTTGCTTATTTGGGGCAACGCTTATGTGCGCGTGTTCCGTAACACTAACAGCGATGTTGTAAACCTTGTCACCCTTGACCCTCAAAAGATGAATGTAACCCGTTCGGCTATTGGGCGTAAATTGTTCCACTATGAGGGCGAAGAAAAGGCGCTGACCTCTGACGAGATTATGCACCTAACCGATTTGCTTGAGCCTGGCGCAATTATCGGCGTGGCTAGGGTAGACCGTTTGCGTGAGGCTCTAGGGCTTGGCATTGCGTTGCAAAACTTCGCAGCCGCTTTCTTTGGGCAAGGTGTTACCGGCTCGCTCATTGCCGAAGTGCCTGGCAACATTACGCCAGATCAGGCTCGGATGCTATCCGACTCGATGTCTAACCGACATGGTGGTTGGCGTAAGTCTGGGCGAGTGCCTGTTCTTTCGGGTGGCGCAACCCTCAAAGATGTTTCGGTCAAAAACGACCAGAGCCAGTTCATCGAGTCACGCCGTTTCTTTGTTGAAGAAGTAGCTCGCCTGTTCAACATTCCTCTGTCAATGATGGATGTACCAGGCACTCAAAGTTATGCGTCGGTCGAACAAAACGCAATCCAGTTTGTGACTCACACCCTGCGCCCTTACATCGAAAAAATTGAATGGTCTTACTCTCGTCTGCTACCTGAGCAAGCGTTCCTAAAGTTCAATGTCGATGGGCTTTTGCGTGGCGACTTCAACAGCCGAATTACCGCGTATGCAACGGGTATGCAATCAGGCTTCATGAGCATCAACGATGTTCGCCGAATTGAAGACATGACACCGGTCGAGGGTGGCGATGTTTACCGCGTACCACTTGCTAATGTGAACCTTTCAGCCTCTGACTTGCCAGAGCAAGAAGGCAAAATCAACATGGTTAAGGCGCTTATTCAGGTTGGCTTCGACCCTGCCGAAACCCTCAAGGCGTTCAACATTCCTGCAATCAACCACACCGGCGTTCCTAGCACTCAACTTCAGGCAGTCAATACCATCGACCCTGAAGCACCTGCGAGCGTTTACGGGGTCTAATGGCAATCACTAGCGGTCAAATGACTATTGGTATAACCCCTCAACAAATTGATGGGCTAAGCACCAACTATCACAATCTGATTATTCAAAACGATAGCAACACAACAAAGCTGCTCATTGGTGGCCCAAACTTGACAATTGCTAACGGTATGAAACTTGGCGCAGGGCAGACTGTTCAAATAAATGTGCCACCGCTTCAAGGTCTTTGGATTGTTTCAGACACAGAGAATCACGCCGTTTCTTGGCTTAGATGGGATGTATAAGTGCCAAACATTATTATTAGCGACATCGATGGCACTCTACTTGCCTCGGGTGACAACCTTATTCAAAAGACTTGGGATTACATTGAGTCACTTGAAGGCGCACTTTTTATTGTTACGGGTAGACCTGACTCTGAGCGAACTAAAACAGAAGCCGACCTTGAAGGTGCTGGCGTAACCTATTCGCGCCTAATTATGAACCCTGGTTCAACTGCCGACTCAGTAGCGTTCAAAAAAGCAACCGCTGAAGAACTACTAAAAACTTATGATGTGGTTGCTGCTATCGAAAACAACCCTGATGCTTTGCGAGCCTACAACTCGCTTGGTATCACCGCGATTGACCCAGCCGACATACCAGACACCGAACAACTAACTGAAGATCGTGCAGCGGTTGATTCGCTAGAGCCTGGCGACTATGTGTCTTGGAATGTTTTTGACCCTGAGATTTTGGCAGAGGTTGAAATGACTAAAGGCCAGATGGCTGTGTTGAAATTGTATGAAGAGGAAGATGGCGTTTTTAGCGCTACAGACAAGTTCCTTATCATGAATGTTTTGAAACTTGAAAAAGTGCAACGCCCTGAAATGGTTGCCGAGAAGTTCGAGGAAATTGAAACCGACCAGCCTGAAGAGAACCCTATGCTGGGGCGCGCTCAAGCCTTGATTGCTAGGATAGAAGCAAAGACAGAAAGTGAACCTATGACTGATCTAGTAATGGATGAGGCTCGCGCTAAGTGGCTAAAAGTTGCTTATGGTATCAAAGCCAAACTAGAAGGCGTTGAAGGTCGCTCACTTGGTAAGGGTGAAGTTCGCACTAATCACATTGAGTTGCGAGCCGAAGGCGATGGGCGCACCTTTACTGGTTACGCTTCCGTGTTCAACGAGCCTAGCCTTCCGTTGCCTTTTACTGAGATTGTAAAACCTGGCGCTTTCAAGCGTTCGCTACAGTCACGAAACCGCATGATGTTGCTATGGAATCACGACACTTCTAACCCTCTAGCCTCAACCCGTAACGGTTCGCTACAGTTGGCTGAAGATGCTCGCGGCCTAAAGGTAACTGCCACCCTACCAGACACTACTCTTGGCCGCGACATCGCCGAGCTAGTTCGTACTGGCGTAATTGATGCGATGTCTTTTGGTTTCGCTGTCAAAAAAGACTCTTGGAGTCAAGACGGAAATACCCGTTACCTAGAAGATGTTTCACTTTATGAAGTGTCGCTAGTTAGCACTCCAGCCTATGAGCAGACCTCGGGTACTGTTTCGGTGCGCTCGGTTAGTATCTCAGCCGATGCGCTCGCTGACGCTTTGCTCAAGATTGAATCAGGCGATGAACTAACCGCAGATGACAGCGCACTAATGCGAGATGTTATTGACCGTTTGGCAGGTGCTAAGGTTGAAACCGATGGCGACCTAACGGCTTTGTACAAAAAGAAATTGGCTCTTGCCGAGATTGGAAACTAATGGCTAACTCAACCGACATCAAAACCGCTATCGCAGTAATTAAAGAAGTTGCCGGCGACCCAAGCGTGGGCGCTATCAAAGACTTGATCGACCTGCTAGAAACTTCTACCGCCCCTGTTAAAGAGAACAGAGTTGTTGCGGTAGCTGAAAAGCGCTAACCCTCAAAGCGCAGCCCTCACGCCTTTATTTCCCTTTCGGCGTGGGGGCATTTCTTTACCCTTTTGTGGCGACCCTACTAGTTCGTTGTAGGATATTAACAAGGCTCAGAGTTTGCTCGGCCTCGTATCTGTTCAGCGTTTGCGCGGCAGGAAACTAACCCCTACAAATTAAGGAATGACACAATGTCAGAGTTCATCAAGAACCAGGCAGAAGTCCGCTCAAACCTTGTTGCTCAGATGCGCGAAATCGTAGATTTTGCTGACAACGAGAAGCGTGGCCTATCAGCCGAAGAAATCCAGAAGATTGACCGCCTAGAGGCAGACATCGCACAGCGCGATGCTTCAATCGCAACCGCACAGCGTATCGAGGAGCGCGCAACCGAGGCTTCACTTGCTGCTGCATCTTTCGCACCTGCTACCGCTGCAACCTCAACCGATGCAGACT